AGAATTTGATACAGATTTGCCGTTTTAACTTGCAAAAATAAAATATTTATCTTATTTTTTCTTTGTTGTACTCATTGGTCTTTAGTTTGGGCCGCCTGTTTTGAAGTTCAGGCGGTTTTTTTTTAAAAATAAGATATGTATTTAACGTTTGAACAAGCGATGCAGCTAATAAAACCTAACGGCGCTAAGAATCCTAATTATGCTGGTACCAGAATAAGGCAGCTAATAAATTTTGGATATTTAACCGAAGCGAAACCCGATGAAATATTTGTAAAGCATTTCGAAGATTTTGTTTCTTTAGGCAATATAAAAACAGAATGCTTAGTAACTGCCGAATCAGTTTATAAATACATTCAGAATCGAAATGCAGCTAAAGAACAGTTAGGCAAAATACCAAAACAAAACAGGCATGTTAAAGCTGTGCTTTCAAATGATACAATTATTAACTTTATGTCGGTAGATGCAGCATGTTTATATTTTGGCATATCGCGGGTTAGAATTATGAATAGCATCACTAAGAAAAAATTTATAAGAGTTCCTAAAATTGATGAATTAGTAAAATTTATATAACATGTTTAACGAATTAGCAAAAGAAATACATGAAGGCAATGCCGCGCGCGGATTTTGGGAATGTGAGCGCAAATTAACAGAAGTAGTTATGCTTACTGTTTGCGAATTAGCCGAAGCAATTGAAGCCGACCGCGCTAATAAGTGGGCAACTGAACAAGATATTTTACAATACAAAAATATCAGTACGCCCGAACGTTTTAAAGAAAATATTAAAGACACGGTACAAGATGAAATAGCCGATGCGATAATAAGGCTTTTGGATTTTAGCCATAAGTTTAATATTGATTTAGATTTTCACATTAAAGCAAAATTAGATTATAATGCTTCAAGACCTTACAAACATGGAAAAACATACTGATAGCATTGTTGAAGGCGTTATAGCGAAATTTCAACAGCGTAGCGAAGTTGGTATTAACAAATATGGTAAAACGCTTGACAGAACCGATTTAAACTATAAAGACTGGTTAAATCACATTCAAGAAGAATTGATGGATGCAATTTTATATTGTGAGCGTTTACGCAAAGAATCGAAAACAGAATTTGAACGCGGCTATAAAGCAGCTGCAGAAGTTTATACTAAGTTATTAGAAGCAAAAGAAAACCTATGACACGTACAGAACAGCAAAGATTAAAAAAGATACTTGAATACAAAAAAGGCTATTTAGATGCTATGTTATGGATTCAAGACCAGCAGCCTTACGATGACGAATTAGAATTAAGAATTGACATTTTTACACACAAAATTGAAGAACTTCAAAACAAACTAAAAGGACATGACGAATGACGAAAAAAAAGCTGCACTAATTGATAAGATTGGTGAGCAAAAAGTAAACGAACTAACGCAAAACATTTGGTTATTATTAGGGGCACTTAGCACGGCAAAATATGCCATTGCACAGTTTGAACCTAAAAAGTTAAAATTCGAAATGAAAAAACGTTTTATGGACCTGCATACATCTATAAATCTATTTGTTAATAATTTTGAAAAAGCAGCCACACCAACCGAACGCGACCTACTAAATGAAAGTACTTACGATAATGTAGCCGTTATTGCCGAAGTTGTTGCGATGGCTTCTACATTGCCCGAATCACAATCAGAATGGTATTTAAACGAATGTAAAAAATTATTATTTTTAGCTTACAACAAATCACAAAATGAACTGCGTAGCGAAGGCGGTGAATAAATTGTTTCCTAATCAGGATACAAGCGAATTTCATAACAGAACTTTAGGGGTTGGCATGGGTGACATACAACGCATGATACCAACGGATTTATCTGTATGGCCTGTTTATTGCAACCATCACAAATGCGTTAATTTTGACCTTATAAGGCAGCTACCTAAAACAGAACATTTTATACCTTTATTTCTGTTTAGTTCTGTTATGTCTGACCGTTTTAAGCTACATTGCGAGTTTGCCCTATGGGACCGTAACACGGTTGTAGTTAATGATATTGAATATGATGCTGATGAATACTTTCAGCGTAACAAAATATTGCAAGTAGCAGCGCTAATTAAGTTTGAAACACACGAAATACTGATAGTGAAAAAATGAAAAATTTACCGACATTTGAAGAAACGTTTAACCAGCAAAAATATGAAGCGGGCGATAATCAAACATTTGAAAAAACTGGTTACATAATTGTAAATGAATTATGGCTTAGAAACTTTTTTAAATTAGCACAAACAGAAAAACCGCTGCCTAAAAAAGACAGCGGCCACACATGAAAACAGCAAAAGAGCAAACATTATTTAGGCTCGGTATCTTTACCGGGCTTTTTTAATATATCTTTAGGATTTGGAATAAAACCTTTGAAATAACCAATTATATCTACACCTGTTGTTTGACTAACGTTTTCAAAGATTGATTTTAGTTCAATTCCACATACAAACATAGCAACGTAATAACTAAGTGTAATTTCAAGATCAAGCATCCAAGTAAAAACTTGACTACTTATTATTGCCAAACAATAATCATTCATTTTTGAAATGGTACGTCTAAAACCGCGCGACTGTATTTTTTCTTTTAATGCTTTAGCTTTTCGAACGCCTGTTAAAAAGTCAACTAATAGTAAAAAACTGAGGCAAATAATAAGCGGCTTTAAAATAAAAAGTTGCTGTTTAATTTCGGGCAAAACTTTCATAAAATAGTTAAGCGAATCAGCTGCAATACGTAAAGAATCGGCGGTAATAGTCAGGGAATCCATTATGAGATTTTAATATAACGTGAAACAATAACCGCGGTAGGCGTACCTATGAAGATATACCACCACGGCAGGGGAACGAATATAACAAAGAATGTAAATGTAAATAGTGAAACCCATGTACCAAAACAGATAGGGCAGGCGCCAAGCATAGACCAAGGGTTATTTTTCATATTGTTTTCGACATCATTATAAATGTCTTGAACTTGCTGCAAATATTCTTTATAAATAGTATCAGCTTCATTAGCTGTTTTGTTTTGCAGTTCTTCGTTTAGTTCCTTATCGCGTTTTTGCTTCCACGCGTTATATTTTGCCCATACGCGGTTTTTTTCTTTTGCTTCAAAGTCTAAGTACAGTTTAGAAATAAATTTGCCGTAAGCGGAAAATATACGCCCTGTATAATATTCGCCCTGCACAGGTGAACCGATGCAATAATGCAAAAACTTAATTGCAAAGGCTGCAAATATTGATAGTGTTATAAGGGATAGCATTAAACAGCGTATTGAGCTAACCAAATATTTACCAAATCGGGAATGTCGGCATCGTCCCAAGTGTCAGTATAAGGCATATCTTCGGCACGTACACCGAACTGAGCGGAGGCAGTTGTCAATACTACATCAACTCCCAAAAGTTTGTCTATTGCCTTATCTGAAATAGTGTTTAGGTTTATACTTATTGCAGGGTCTGTGATTTCGACTTGAAATTGTGGAAACTTGTATGTCATTTTATTATTTTTTTATGTTATGAAAGTGTTGTTCCTGTTACGGTGAAAGTGCGGCAGGGTAAATATTTCTGAGTTAGTGATTTATCTCTTTCTCCCCATATACCAGCCGTTACTGTTGTATATGCTCTATTTGTTGCTGATTTTTTTGTTGTTGATGTCCAAATTAAATCATTTATATTAATTGGTGCATTTTCCCAAGCATAAGTTGATGTTTCAAAATTCATTACATTATGCAATTCTGTAATATTTGGTAATCTCCAACCACTTGTAAAAGGTGCTACACTAATAGCTAGGCACGCATCTATTGCAGCATTCCAATTTGAAGGGCCTAATAATCCTCTTCTAAAACCCAAAACCGTACTACCATCATAAGTACTCCAATCAATAACAATATTTTTTGTATATGTTTGACCGCCTAATTCATCTGTGAAACGATTAGTATTCCCGAAAGGATTATTTTCTGCTAAAGTTGTAAAACTTACATTTCGACCTGCTTCAAAATCTCCATCGTCACCCGTTCTATAAGACGTTGTTTGTCCAGTTTTCATTAGCTGTGCAGTTGTTCTACTGACTGCAGCTGCAACCGCTTTAATATAGTTCCCTATCATAATTTAAACTTTTTCAACGTTAAGATTTACAACTGCTGCTGTATTAACAGTAACAGTTATTTTGCTACCTATTAAAATAGTATTTGTTAAAGTATATGCTGCACCA